ATCGAGTCAGAATAGCAATGTAGAAAGATATAGTGACTATATCGTCAAGGGAAATGGAAGTGGTAAAAGTGATCTTTCTGCTATTCTCGGAACCGTTACCGGACCAAAGGCAGTAGCAACAGATGAATTGATTACTAGACATCGACCTCTCGTTATTATTACAGATGATGTAGTAAATCAAATCTCTCAGTTGACCGATAAAGCAAAATGGGAGTCGTTAACGAGAGCGGGTTTTTCAAGAAAATACGAGTACATGGTTAATGGTTGGACGCAGAAAGATGGGAGTCCTTGGTTTATTAATTCATTGGTAAGAATAAGTGATAAGATTTCAATGGTACAAGGTACTTTATTGATTACAGATATCACTTATTCTTTAGATGATAGTTCCGGGATGGTTTGTAAAATCACGGTTATGTCTCCTGATGCTTTTAAACTGGTTGCACAGGCTGAGAAGATATCGAGTGGGTTTGATCTCCTTAGTGCATTGGATGCCAAAAAACAATGAACGCACTTAATAAAATTTTAAGACCAATCAAGAATAGTATTATGATGCTTCTTGGCAGAGCACTGGTAGCTGCTATCAATGACTCCAATCAAACTCAGCTACTACAATTAAAACTACTGGCCGATGAGGTGGCAACTGACGTCGAACGATTTGAAGAGTATGGGTTATCGAGTTATCCTCTCGTAGACGCTCAAGCATTAGCGGGTTTTATCGGTGGTAACCGTCATCAAGGGATAGTTATATGTGTTCACGATAGAAGATATCGCCCTGATGATTTATTGTCAGGAGACGTCGTCCTCTACTCATATCAGGATAAAACATCGCCTCATCGAATTCATCTAAAGCCTTCGGGAGAGATCGAAGTCAACGGCACCTTGCTTGATGAGAATGTTGATGATCATACTCTCGATGCAACTACGTCCACGGAAACTTTATCGGCAAGTAAATATGTGCAAGCTAATAATGTAACCAATACTGGAACGACGATTATTAATTTAATTGCTCCTACTATTGTTTTAAATGGAACGGTAACTGTTGGCGGGGCATCTGGGACTGGCAAAGCAGTAGCTACGATTGATCTAAAAGATCTTTTCAATAACCATGTTCATACTGACCCACAGGGCGGTAATACTGGGGCACCAACTACTCTGCTGACCAATTCTAATTTCTCAGCATCGAAAGTAAATTAATGACTATCCAAGAAATAGCACTTGTCTGGGATGAGAATGAACTCGAAGCAAACATTGACTTCGACAGTGGTGATTTGGTTTTAGAGCAAGGTTTATTTTCTGCAATTATTATATCTATATTTACTGATGGTAGAGCAGCAGATGAAGATATACTCCCAAATATTCTTGATACAAATAGAAGAGGATGGTGGGGTGATTTAATTAATCCACCGGTTCAAAATGATAAAATTGGTTCGAGAATATGGCTTCTTGAAAGATCAAAAACTCTTCCCGAAGTTCTCGTCCAAGCAAAAGAATATATAAAAGAAAGTTTACAGTGGATAATTGATGACGGGTTGGCAAGTGAGATAAAAATAGAAGTAGAAAGGCAACCCAATGGACAAACAACTTTTTTAGCTTTTAAAGTTACCATGGTTTTAATTCTTGAATCAGTTCAAGGTGCGTCAATGTCTTTTGATATCCTTGCAAGGTTTGGATCTTCTGGAACTAATTATAAACAGATTGGTTATTTTAGTTTTGATGGAATAGACAGTATGACTTTTGATGGTGTTGATGAATTGATTTTTTAAAGGGTAAAAATAATGCCTTTTCAGCGACCGACTTTAACAGAATTAGTTGATAGAATTTCCAGCGATATTGAAACAAGGGTAACTGGTGGGTCTTCTCTTTTGAGACGAAGCGTTTTAAAGGTTCTCGCAAGAGTATACGCCGGAGCAATTCATTTGTTATATAGTTATCTCGGGTATCAAGCCGAGCAAAGATTCGTGACTCAAGCTGATGAAGCTGGTCTTGATGACTTAGCAGATGAATATGGAATCAATAGAAAGGCTGCGACTTTTGCACAAGGGAATTGCGGTGTAACGGGAAGCACCGGGGCTACTATTCTTGCAGAGTCAGAACTATCAACGGAGGATGGTATAATCTATACTGTTGATGAAGCCGCAACAATAGCCGGTGGGGTTGCCACTATTGCCGTTACCGCTGTTGTAGCTGGTGCAGACTCAAATCAAGATTCCGGTACTGAATTAACTTTTACTTCTCCGCCTGTCGGAGTTGCTACTACCGCTACGGTTGATGCGTCCGGTCTGACCGGTGGGGTCGATGAAGAGAGTGACTCAGATTTAAGAGCAAGACTGTTGCTTAGAAAACAGTATCCGCCTTATGGCGGTTGTTCGTATGATTATAGTAAATGGATGAAGGAAAATGCCGGGGTAACAAGAACATGGGTTTTCGCCGGTTATAATGGACTGGGTACAGTTGGGTGTGCCTTTGTGATGGATAATTCAACTCCTTATATTCCAAGCGCCGCCACTATGGCGACCATGAGAGAATATCTTGTCGAGCATAGTGATCCGGCGACCGGTAGAACAGTTGGTATCCCATTGGGCGCGGAACCGGGATTAAGCATGATCGCATTAACCGAACAAATAGTTGACTTTAATATTTCTATTTACCCAAATACATTGACAGTTCAAACTGCTGTTGAAGCTGAACTGGAAGATCTATTTTTGCGGGAAGGTGGTCCCAGTGAAACAATTTATCTTTCCGATATTCAAGGAGCACTCGGAAACATTGCGTCATTAGAAAGATTCACGGTCACCTCTCCAATTGTAGATACTACTGTTGCATCAAATAAAATTCATGCTGTTGGAACAATTACTTTCTCGGATTATTAATGGTAAACTGACATGGCTTATAGCGTATCAGAATATTTACAATTATTATTAAATTTACTTCCACATGGTAAAGCTTGGTCGAGAAGTCCTGATGGTGGGTTTTATAAATTGTTTCACGGACAAGCCGCCGAGTTAAATAGAGTCGATGTGAGGAGTGACAAATTAAAAAGAGAAATAGATACCAGATATACCGTTGAACTTTTAACTGATCACGAAAAAGACTTAGGGTTACCGGATGATTGTATTTCGCAGGCTCAATCACTTCTGCAAAGAAGACAAAACGTTCATGCAAAATTTATTGAGGAAGGAGGGTTGCACGCCCAGTCGTATATTGATTTGGCAAGTGATTTGGGGTATATCATTACAATAGAAGATCTGGCCCCCGCATGGGCCGGAATAGTATGTGCCGGTGATCCTTGTGGCCCGCAAATCAATATTTTTTCTGTTAAGATTAACATAACTCTATCTCCTGACGACTGGATATATTTTGTTTCTGGTGCAAGTCAATGTGGTGATTTATTAGTTGCGGTCGCAGATACAAGCGCCCTCCAATGTATTTTAAATAAATTTAAACCGGCACATATAAGTTTTTACTGGGATTATATTGGGTATGCTTTTACTGGTGCTTTCAGCAATGCTTTTAATGCTATTCCAAGTGATGATGAAGCTTACTTATCCGGTGCCTTTGATAGATCATTTAGTACGGCTTTCAATGCGTATTATAGTGGTGGTGCTTTTGAATATAACGCGTTTGATGATTCATTCTATAAACCTTTGTAAGGAGTAATTAAGATGGCAGATACAGCAAGAACAAGAGCAGCTTTATTAACCTTGATGGCGGATAACGTTACTGGGCAAATCAGTGCTCAGGACTTTCGTGACTTTATGGTTACGGTTATGCCTGCTGAATTTACTTATGCTAATGACTTTTGGAATAGGCCTTTAACCGCACAATTAACGGCAGAAGGTACAAGAGGGTGGCACATTTATTCTCAAGTCTGTGATAGCGCAATTGTTTTCGGAGCAATTGTTTATCAGACTGTAAGTGGTACTTGGAAGAACGCCGACATGGCAGATAGTACTAAGAATTGTAAACTGGCTGTTGCTGCGGCGGCTATTGCTTCCGATGGTAGTGG